CCCCGCCGCCGCCCCCGCCTCCTCCGGTATTAAATGCTCCGCCCGCTCCATTTGCCCCAGCTCCAAGGAGGCCAACGCCGCCGCCACCGCCGCCCGGGTAAGATAGAATTAAATTTGGGTTTCCAAGATATGGATTAACGGTATCTCCGCCACCTCCGCCTCCACCTCCACCGCCGGTGCCTGCTTGCCCATTACCACTTGAACCGGCCCCACCTGCCCCGCTATAACCAGCGGCTCCACCTCCACCTCGGTCAAAGCCGCTCCCACCAGCTTGCCCAGCTGGGGTGGTTGTGCCTCCAGAATCTCCACCCGCAGCCACAACAATAGTGCCGCCAAAACTTGAGTTGCTGCCGAATCCTCTGTTCCCGCTTACTGGATTCCCAGCACTTCCACCTGCGCCAACAACCACGGAATAAGAACCGCCCGGCGTAACAGAGTAATTGTTTCGGTAAGTAAGGTCTCCCCCGCTGCCTGATCCAGAATCTCCGCCTGCTCCGCCTCCAACACACAACACCGATATATCCGTAATCCCACTTGGAACTGTAAACGTGTACGTTCCCGGAGTAGTGTAGGCAACCTGACTTGGCCCTGTCGTCTTAGTCGTTGCCATCATCATACGATTGGCTAGCATCTTAGGTCGTCACAAAGTTTTGCGCGACAGTCATCGCGTACCATGTTGTGCCCGCGTTGTTGGTGTAGAACACGAACATATCGGATCGGCCAGACGTGGTTGTAATTGTCGGCGCAGTCCCCGCAGGCCACTTCACCGCCGCTGGATACGTCACCGTATAGCTCGTCCCGTTGGCGTCAAAGATCAGCGTAAACGAACAGGCATTGCCCGTGCCTGACGGGTTGCTAATCGTCAACGTTGAGATGTTGGCGTTGCGAGAGACGCGGAACACGTTACCGTTCTCAATGTTGAGCGTCAGCGTTCCGCTGCTAATTGCTGGCGTGGTGTACGTCTCGGCGTAGTCCGTGAACCGTGGACGGCCTATCACGTTGTCGGCCATCGACACGGTGCCTCCCATCGTCAGCGCGGTCAACGTCCCGACGCTAGTCAAACTTGACGCAGCAACGGCAGACCCAAGCGTTGTGGCGCTCAGGGTGTCTACGCCGTTCACCTTGTAGGTCGATCCAGTGGAAACATTGGCGTTGCCGCCAACATCCAGCGTGTAGGCTGGCGATGCGTTGACTACGCCCACCCGATTGTTCGTGCTGTCTACTTTGAGGGTGCTGGTGTCCACCGTCAGATCGCCGGTAACGGCAAGACTGGTTAGCGTTCCCACGCTGGTGAGGCTTGAGGCAAGAACATTGGATGCCAGTGTTGCGCCAGTCAGCGTACTGGCATCTGCCGCAGCAGCTGGGAGCGTGATGTTGGCGGTGCCGTCAAATGCCACGCCATTAATGTTCCGTGCTGTCTGCAACGCCGTTGCCGTAGCCGCATTGCCCGTTGTGCTGCCACTTGACCCCGTGACGCTGCCTGTAATCGGCGCAGTCACGGTTAGTCCGCTCAACGTGCCAACGCTTGTTAAGCTTGAGGCCAACACGTTAGAGGCTAACGTTGCGCCAGTAACCGTTCCTGCCGCAGCCGTCACCGTGATGTTAGCAGTCCCGTCAAACGCCACGCCGTTAATGTTGCGCGGAGTTTGCAATGCGGTTGCGGTTGCCGCATTTCCACCAACAGACGGGACATAGGCAATCTCTTCCCACGCTGCACCCGTATCAAACCACAAGCTCACATCGCCTGTGTCCGTCGTCATCCACTTCCGCCCAACCGTGCCCGCCGCAGGACGAGCGGCTAACAGCGACGACTGCACATGGATGCCACTGTCGATGTCGTGATCGACGTAGGCACTACGGGTAGTGTTGTCGTTGCTTAAGACGACCGTTGCGTTGAGTAGGTCGCCATTGACCGGACTGGTAAAGGCGGCAACGCCATGCTGACCGATTGTTTGCGCCACTAGCGCCTCCCAAGAGCAAAAGTTTCTATTTGAAAACGGCCAAAGATAGGGGTGGTTTGGCCTGCGTCGATGATAGAGACGTCGATGTAATACCCCGTGCCGCTCAACTGCACACGGTAATTGCTGCTATTGGAACTCCCCCACAGCCCGTACCCCCAAATGCCAGTGCCCCATCGACTTGAGACGAAAGTGGTCGGCAGCGTATAGGTGTCCGAGGTGGAGTCTGTTACCCACTTCACAATAGTTGACGAAGAACTGTCCAGTGACGCCGTGATGTAGCCAAAACGGAGCGACTTCGCCAGCGCGTCGTCCCCGCAATACATCCGGTGCATCTGGATGGTCATGGTATACGGAGTCCCACCCGTGCCATCAGACAGTTGGTTATCAACGACCACGCCCGTCTCATCGCAGGTTGTGACATACCCATCCTCATCACCCCGAAGCAAGGCAGGCAGTCCATCCGAATCAATGCTATCAAACAAGGTGGTCGTGGCAGGGTCCAAGAACCCAGAATCCCACGGCCCAGACCATGCCCGAAGCACGGTATGATAGACGTACACGCCGTACACCGGCACGTTCACCCACAACTCACGGGTTGCACGGTTGAACGTTGCGCTGATATTTGCCACCTGTGCCGAGGTCAGATTCCGAATGACTGGCAAGAGGGGGTCAGGCGTTTCTACCGTACCGACTGCCGACACTTCTGATTCGTTGCAGGAGTACAGCCCCCGCTCAGACACGAAGAACCCCAGATTGCCAATGCTGACAATGGATCGTGGAGCAATGGTGCCAACGTCTGCGGTCAAACCTTGCGGGGCAACGGTGATGTCGTCCTGCCCGTAGCCTGTCAAACGGCTAATGCCGCGACGATGGAAGATCAACAGCGAGGTGTTGATTGACGCAAGCCCGACAACCGTTTCATCGGAGAAGGTGCGGACGATGATCTGCCCACCACCCGCTGACCCGTTGGCAAACGTGTCGCCGTTGTTCAGCGCCGAATAGAAAATAGAATCGGGGAACGTTGCATTGCCGCATCCCCACAGCCGCTGGTTATGGACCGCAAGATTGGTGACCGCAAGCGTCCCAGCAATGTTGGTCGTCAGCGCGGTGCCGTTCCACACGTTGAGGAGGCCACCGTCCGCGATGTAGACCACATCTGCCGTGGCATCACGGAATTGCACAAAGGACGGAGTGACCGTCGTAGACAACGCGCCAGCTTGAGCGGTCCATGTCCACGGGTAGGTAGACAAATAGGTGGACGTATGCAGCAGCCCGTTGCAGACAATCATCAACTCTTGCGTCCCACCATCCTTCCGCCATGTGTATCCATTCAGGATACTGGCAGCGGCAATGGGAGAGGCGGTCGTCCGCTTCGTCCCACCCCGCTTGGTGACCGCGCCGTAGTCTGTCAGACGCGCATTGTCCGCCCTCCGCATCTGGTTGGGCAGCACGCTCGCATCATCGGACACGCTGTTCAGCCCACCATCAAACTTGGGCTGCTGGTCTACGACCTTCTCACGGCCTGCCATTAACCGCCACTCCAGTCATACTTCACATCTGGATAGGCCATCATCGTCGGGTTGATCGTCATGCGACGGATGTCGTCGAGGAGCGACTTGCGGTCATCGTCGGCCATCGCCTTTAGGTTGGCTGCTGCCGCCGCTTCCGTGCCACCCTTGAGGAGGAGGAGAGCAGCCGCCTGCCACACCAACACCAGATGCGCGTTGGCAGGATAGTCGATGATACTGGCATCACCCACCAGATCAGCAATAGCCGTGGGCTTGTAGTTCACGCCGACATACAGCCCCAGCGCCGACGACACGGGCAACGCCTGTACCGCCTGCCCCGCGATGTAATACAGGCGGGGGTAGGTCGGCAGGTAGTTGCTCGTCGTCGCTAGCGGCACATCTTGATACCGTGTCTGCCCGTACAGCACGTTGCCGTCGCTGACGGACAGCATACGGTAGAAGTTCTGTTGCGTATCGCCAGACCCGCTATCCAGCGTGGTAAACGCAAACTGGCCGTTGACATCCGTGCTGACCTGACGGATGGCAAACCGATAGTATGGCGCAGCGTTCAGGATGTTGGACCACTCGCTGTCAAAGACGTTGTTCAGCACCAGCTTAATCGTGGCGTCTGACCACCGCGTCGAGCCAACCGCATCCATGTACTCGCGGGTGTCGGTAACCAACTGTCCGAGGGTGACGGTTGCCATACTTCTCCTTAGCTCACTTTACGAGGGCGTCCACGGCCACGCCGCATGGTAGACGGATCGGCACTATCCAGCACTTCTCCAATGGCACTGTCCATCGCCGCAGACATCATCCCCGTGTTGTAGTTCTCCACGGAGTCGGTCAACCGCTGGATGTCTTCTCGCGGGAAGGTGCGAATCATCTTGCTTAAATATGACGGGGCTTCGTCGGGGCTACATCCCAGCGGCAGATAGCCAATGATGTCATAGGCCATTCGTGCGTCGTAGCTCTCGCGCTGCACCCACTCCCATCGGCGGTCATCGGGTTGCCACTCCATGCACACAGACCATGTAGGCACTCCTGTGTCCATAAGCCGCAACTTCAGTCCGCTATGCACCTCCCGAAGCCGCCGCTGAATCTCAGGCGACGGCTCGGGGATGCCCGCAGGATTCACCAGAATCACGGGCTTGTTCATGCTACTCTTGCACCAGCAGTTCGATGTTGGCCGTTATATCGTCGGGCTGCACGGTTACAGAACCCACGGTCACCATCGCCACGCGAAGGCTGTCCGCCGTGGTCAGCGTCCGCTGGGCGTCCGTGGTCGAGGTCAGGAACACAAACTGCAACGGCGTGTCTGCCGTCTTGGTGTTAACGTCCAGACCAGACGTAAGAGCCACCGCCGTCGCACCCGTCATCTTGAACAGCGTGACAACACACGACGTCGCGGCGGTCGGGAATGTCCCCGCACACAGGGTCGCCCGATTGACATACGCCTTGGCAGGGAACCCGCCAATGTTGTGGTTGTCTGTGCCAGCCGCCAGTGTGCCCGTGTTAAAGCGGCCACTGTTGAGCGGGACAGGCAGCGTCCCAAGACGCCCCGGCTTTGGAGCAAAAAAGTTATACGCCATCTGAAGTCTCCAAGTTGATCCCAATGGGGGGCAGCAGCCGAAGTGCTACCACCCCCCACCGCGACTTTAGATGTGGCTGTAGCGAGCCGTGTCCGTGTAACCCGTTATGCTGCCATGCGCGTTACGCGCCAAGCAAGCAAGGTTACCGTACCAGCCATACGTCGTCTCAAACGCATCGCGGCCCGACAACCAACGCCACGGACCCGCACCCTCAAACTCCACGAAGCCCCAATCCTTGGCATCCACCCACGACAGGGACGGGATGTGCAGGAGGTAGATCGTGCCAGCCGGGACGTAGTAGTCCGTCACGCACGGGATACCACAGATTTCAATGGCCTTGTAGCCACCCTTGATCGTGGTGCCGAACTCGCCAGCCGTGAAGCGACGTTGGGCGACCATCGACTCCATGAGCTTCTTCGCCAGACCGGGGGTGGTCATGAGGAGGAAGTCCTTGGGCTTCACATTAGCATCCTTGCCAGAACGACCGGCAATCTTCTGGATCAAGTCCCAGATGTCCGATTCGGTCGGCTGCGTGGCATCAGGCGTGTCCGTGCCCGCGACCATGCGGGTGGCATCCCAAATGCTGTACGTCGCATTGCTGATGTTGTGCAGCGACGCATAGCCGTTGCCACGGTTGGTGATGCTGATCAAACCGTTCATTGCGCCGTTGAACGACGTATCGCTCGCGGTCGCCTTCACGATCTTGTCCGTCGCCGCCATGCTCGAAATGGCCGTGCCGATGGTCAGCGTGGCGTTGTCGCCACTGTTCGTGATGGCCGTAATGGCCGCACGACCCAGTACCGCGTCAGACGAGGACGTGTCGAGGACGGCAATGTAGTCGCCCACCGACAACAGCAACGAACCCTGACCCGAGCTGGCAATGCCGTAGGGCGAAGAGACGATGATAACGGTCGTGCTAGTCACGGTGCCGATCAACGCCACCACACCATCGGCCTTGTTATGCAGCGCCTGCTGCATGAGGAGCATCGAAGCGTCCTTGATTTCTTCCATCGTCTTGCTGGCGATGGTCGTGAAGGCCGCATCCTTGGACTGCGTTCCGACGAACGCCAGACCGTCAACCTGACGGGTGGTGTAGGCACGGACGATACCGACATTGGCCTGCACTTCAGTCGCCGTCGTATCGGGCGGGAAGTAGCCAGAGGCCGAGAACGTCGCGCCAGCCGGACGGCCAGTCACCACGTCGAAGAACACGTTGTTACCGCCCCAACGCATGTTGCGGGGGCCACCAGAGCGGCCCTTCTCCAACTGCGCGAGGAGAGGGGTGACAAGGTTCTGCACCTTCTCACGGAACTGCGAGTACACGTTCTTCAGGAGGCCAGTAAGCTCGGCATCCGTAATCAGAGTGGGGTTAGCCACGGGTCACCTCTTAGAAAGTATTAACGGAATGACGACAACGCCGTGCTCAACGCACTGGCCACGGCATCATCTACGGTGTTGCCCGCATAGGCTTTCGGCTTGCCAGACGGCTTGCCCGCATTGCCAACGGGGAGGGTCTTTTGTCCTACAACGCGCTTGGCCTTCTGTGCTTCGACGCGAGCGCGGTCCCGCTCTGCCAACGCCTTCTGTGTCTCCCGCTGGGGAGCCGAGGTGGTTGACTTCGAACGGCGACTATGCTGCCCTTGTGCCCATACTGCCAAATCGTCG